TATTTTTAGCCAAGAATTGCATAGCAGACTGTGTGTCAATTGCTGACATATTAGCAATATATGGTCCGTTATACACTACTTGTGGCATTTGATTTAGATGACTGCTTAATTGATTGTTAGGTATTACAGTGCCACTGCGCTGTGGTATAACTAACTCAGGGCCGTTCTCACCTACCATATATGGTGTATTACCTACAACTGTACCGCCTTTAGCACGACCTTGGAATTGTTGCTGACGAATCATATTAACTCTCATCATACCTGCAGCAATAGCAACAGCAGCTCCTGCAATACCTAAGGCAGGACCAACAACAGGAATTTTTGATAATGAGTTATATGTTGAAATTGCACTACCGTATGTGTCAATAATACCCATGGCAATAGCCATTGCTTTCCATGCGTTAAATGCTGCCTTGTTCTTCTGACCTAACTGCTGCATATTAGACAAAGTAGTGTCAAATGCTTTTCGTTCTTCAGTAGTTAAAATTTGCTGCAATCTAATCTTAGCTTCATTTTCCTGAATTGCTCTTTGAGCTAAAACAGCATATGCATCAGCTAGCTCATAAACTTTTTCTTTTTGTTTTTCTAAGCCTTCAATAACTTCATTGTTCGCGCCTGCTGCACGTGCTTCTTTAATCTTTTGTTCAATATCAAGAACTTTATCAATACGTTCTTGTTCAATTTTAGAAATAGCTTCATAAATAGCTTTTTCTTTTTCTGACATATTGATCATTGTGCCTTGCATAACAATGGCTTCAAGTCTATGTCTTTGTTGCTTTTCAAATTCTTTTGAAATTGATTCCTGCTTTGATAACGATTCGGCATCAGCCGATTTCACATCTCTTTTAACTTTAACTTTTTCTTTTTCTTCCGGCGTCTTAGGTGTATTGTCTAAAATCTTACGCTGGAATTCATCAAGCTCTGCTTTTAGTCTTTTAGAGTCTTCAGCATATGCAGCCCATGCCTTTTTACGTTTTTCTTGACTTGCTGTAAAACCTAAATCCATTGCAGTATTAACCATAGCAAATGTTCGTTCAATTACAAATGCTACATCACTGCCTACAACTGCAATTACTTCAAATACTGTTCTAAATGCTTTACCAATACCGTCAGCAAGACCTTGTATTCTTTCTAAATATTCAACTGTGGTTTTTAAATCTTCACCAACACCTTTAGCAATTGCTGCAATAAAGTACTTAAAAATCCCTTGTGTTGCATCTGCTGCTTCGCCAATTGCTTTAATCGCTGCTTCTGATTCTTTGTACTTTTCTTTTAATTTGTCTAGATCGCCAGCCATCTGGCTCCAGTTAATGTTCTTGGCAGATTTACCAAAAACTTCCATTGCAAGAGCATTGCGAGTGGCAATATCAGGCATTGCAGCAAGGTTCTTTAAAACCTTGTCAAGCATTTGTTCTGTGTCTAAGTTTGCAAGATCAGCTAAACTAATACCTACACGTCTAAAAGCATCTTGAGCGCCTTTACCGCCTTGAGCAGCACTGTCAATTTTTGCAGTAAATGCTGCAATCATCTTACCTGCATTTTCAGCTTTGCCGCCTGAAGTTGCCAATGCTGTACCTAAAGCCATTACTGTACGAATGGCTATATCATTTGCTTCTGCTAGATCATTTACTTCATCGGCATAAGCAACAGTCTTTGCAATTAAGCCTGTCATAACTGCACTGGCGCCTAATAATGCCGGTTTAGCTTTGTCAACAAACTTTGAAAGAGAAAGTGTGGCGTTACCTAGACCTTTGACAAATTCTGCAGTATCAAGTCCAAGTACAACACCTAGTCGACCAACGTTCTGTGCCATTTTTATTCCTTTAAGATGCCTTTAGGGGCATTCATTAAAACAAAGCCTTTAAGAGTTGCTTGTGTCTTATCTTGTTGCTCGTTAGCCGACAAAGGTCTATAAATATACTCATATGCCTTAGGAATCACATCTTGCAGCTTATAAGATTTACTATTTGGCCCTCTCATGTAATTGTACACCGCTGCAGTCAAAGAGCCCATAATTTCTAAAACTCCTTGATTACCAATCATACCGTCACTATACATAAGACATATATCGCCAAATGTCTCTACATCAATTGAGTCAGGGTCAGTTCCGTGGGCAGTCAGATAGGCTCTTACTTGTCTACGGACTGACCCAATTACTTTTCCTTTGTTTTACCGTAATCAAATGAAATAGTTTCTGTAATTGCTTCAACCAATGCTAATTGGATAGGCAGAGGAAAGATTTCTTCAATGTCTTTGTATTCGATTGTAGACATGTCAAAGTCTTTTTGTTCAGGAACTAACAATCGAACCATTTCTGTGATTCTTAATTCTGTAGCAATTTTCATTCTAGCAGTTTCTCGCATAGATCTGCCAGCTAAAATAACATCATTATCTGTAAATTCAACACCTTCTGATTTAACTAATTCATCTTTCATAACAACGATGTCTTTAGTCAAATCTTGGTAGCATTTTTCTATTGCAGTTTCATCAACATTTTTAATTCGTTCAGTAATTGCATCACTTTCAACAGTCAATGGCACCTTAACTTTAAATGTATGGCCACCTAGTTCAAATGATCTAATTCGAACTGTGTCTTTGTTCTCAATAAACTTTTTACCTAATGCATTTGCAAATTGATTCATATCTTATCCTTTTACGTTTTTACTACGATACGCCATAATTTTGGCTCTTATTTTGTTTGCAAGTTGCGAAACAACTTCCTGAGCAGTAGATTCTAACCCAGGTCTTAAATACGGTTGTGCAGCTATTTTTGCAGTCCCGAATTCTGTAGCGATGGCTCTGGCATCAAACTTATGTGCTTTACTATTAAATGCCGCTTCATCAAATTTTTTACCTGCTTTTTTAGCAGCTTTCTTTTCAATTGCTTTTCTAATCTTAACTAGTTTATTCTTAGGCGCTGTTGTAATTGTGGAAATAACTGTATCTGTTTCATTAACATAGATAGAACGTTTGTCACGTCTAGTAGGCTTACGAGCCTCAATCCGTAAGGATGCTGCCAATTCACCGGTGTCTTGAGGTACAAGTGCTTTTGTCCTAGCTAATGCAGGCGCTAATGATTCACGAACAGCTGATACAAGAACTTTACTAGTTGCTTTGTCACCAAAATCTGCTGACATTTGATTAAGTAACATCTTTAGTTCATCATCACCTGTAATGCTAACTTTGAACTTTTCACTACTCATATTATTCGTTCTTAATTATTTTAGCGTGGATTGCATTATTTAATCTAAATGCATAATTCGCAACTTCTTCAGGCGTCATAGTATTTGCATGAAGTTTGGCAATTTCATAACATAAGTGAATGCCTAATATTCGTTGCTGTGGAAAACCAAACCAATTTTTGTTTCCTGAACTTGCTTGACTTACAATATAGCTTAGCAAATCAGAAGAAGTTTCTATTCTTGTCATATCGTATAAAGCCCCCGAAGGGGCTTTCCTTATTAAGAATCGTTAGACCAGCCGTAGCTGTTTCCACCAACAGGGTGGATCACGAATGTGAACTTACCTTCAGCAGATGGTGACATATCCCATTGCAAACCACCAACGCGAGCGTTGAAAGCATACGCAACAGTATCGCTACCGTCATAAACTGCGATTACATAAGTACGAATAGTTGTACCGTTATAACCATCAGCACGAATTTGCAACATTGCAGGATCTGCTGGATTCCATGCAGAAGTAATTGTCAAAGAAGTCACTTGGTTCTGTGTTGTGATCTTTGCACCTGTACGAGCACCTGCAACACCATATGTTGCAGAAGCATCATCAGCACCGAAAGCTGGGATTGCTTCTACTGGAACTTGCATACCAGCTGTACCTGTACCACCAGCAGTTGTACCGATAATATCAGCAACTTGACCTGTCCAAGTACCTAATTGACTATCAGTCAATGGTGTTGGTGTTGCATCATCTTGCATCCAAAGGGTTGCTACGTAACCCGGTAAGACTTTATTAATTAATGCCATTTTGTACCTCGTTTAAAAAATAGTTAATAAATTATCTTGTTAGTTTGGAATGTCCAATGTGCAATCCATCATAATTTGTTGTAGTCTTATTGAATCATCATAAGTATTATAAAGCCAAACTACATCTGCCTTAGCAACAAAAAACCCTGTTACACCACCAAATTGGCCACTATACCCATGAAGAGATTGTAACACTGTATTGCTTAGATTAAAAACATCAGCTTCTTCTCTAGCAAACACGTTAATTTGAAAAACCGGTCTGTCAATACCCTTATTGCCTTGTGTCTGACCTGTGTAAACTGGTTGATGAATATTCCTTAACTGCCATGTTAAAAACTTAGGCTCTGTAGCCCAATTTCTATTAAAATTTGCATATACAGGGACAGGAGATACAATAGATGCTAACTGTGCTTGTATCGCTTTTGCATAATCTGAAGGACTATTTTGATAATTTGCCATTATACTGATGTCCCCGGGTCATTTCTATAGCAAAGAAGAGTCACACTCATTCGATCGTTTGCTTCACGAATGTCTGCAATACGCCAATCGAAACCTCTCCATGTAATACTATATAAATTTTGGTTGTCAACGATGTCTTTAATCCAAGGAGTGTAGTTAAAAGTTAGATTTACTAAATCAGAATATACACGATATTTCTCAGAAATCATTACGCTATTACTTACATCAGCCACTCTTGCACGAGTCACAAACCTTAATGTACTAGTTGTTGTCTGGGCGCCAAACTCATTGACCCCATTTGTGACATCATTTACATTAACGTTTTCATAGCGAGCAAT